AAATACAATGTCAGAAGTACTTACAGCAATCGAAGTAAACTGCACCACAGGTGAAGTTATTGAGCGCCCACTTACAGCAGAAGAAATCGCACAGCGTGAGGCAGATGCTCAGGCAGCAGAAGCGCGTCGTGCTGAAGAAGATGCAGCAGCACAGGCTTCGGCAGATGCTAAGGCATCAGCACACGATAAATTGGCAGCACTTGGTTTGACTGCTGACGAAATCGCAGCATTAACTAAGTAATATAATCCCTGGGTACGGACTTAAACTGCCCAACTAATTTTTCAATTAATGGAGGTGCGCCTTGGCAGGCAGAGACATAACCGAAGGTAGAAGTAACCGCGCCATTGCAGTTGATATTGGTGTTAACTCATCAACATCTATCTGGCAGAACACAGATATGTCTTACGACGTAGCCGTCGGCGGACTTCCATTCTTCTATGCAATCAATGACGCACGTCCATATACTCGACAGACTGCGCCCTTTAAGAAGGACCAGTTCGATAATGGCGTAGAGCCTGGCGAGCAATCGCTAACTGGTTGGTGGATTCGCTCACAGTCATCTTTCCATTCTGGTACAGGTATCAAGTTCTACGAGACACAGCGCTCTTATGCTGCTGCCGATTCTAGATATACACGCTTTACTGATAGCAGGAACGTAGATGTCTGGACAGAAGGACAAGTTACGCTGTTAAAAGACACAGCCAACATGGCTGGTGTATCTACAGGCATTTATAAGGCCATATCTGGCGTATCTACTGCTACTGATGTAGTGGTTGGTTATATCCCTGGAACTACAACAATGAGGTCTTTTCAGGCAGATGGAACAGTGGTTACAACGTATGCGCCAACTGGTCTTGGTAACATCCTTGATGGCTCTGTGGTGACAGATGGCACACGCCTGTTTGCAGCAGACTCAGACCACATCTACCAAGGTCCACTCAATGCTGCATCTTCTGGTTGGTCAGAGTATTACCCAACTGGTGGTCGTACGATACTTGCTTGGGTTAAGCAGCGCTTGGTCGCTGGAATCACTAACTCTATCTATGAAATGACATCAATTGCTGGCACATATGTTAGTTTGCCAACTCCAGTGTATACCCATCCTAATTCATCATGGGTATGGACATCTATCGCAGAAGGCGGCTCTGCCATCTACGCTGCTGGATACGCAGGAACAACATCTGCAATCTATAAGTTTACATTAACATCTAATGGCTCAATGCCAGTTCTAACATCAGGTGTCATTGCTCTTCAACTTCCTATCGGTGAGTACGTAAAAAAGATTGAGTCCTACCTCGGGTATCTCATGATTGGAACTAATAAGGGTGTCCGAGTTGCTTCTATCTCAGATACCAATGGAGACCTAACATATGGCCCACTCATCATCGAAGCAGATAATACTGGCCTTGATTTTGCATTCAGAGACACCTATGTATGGGTAACTGGAAGCATCGGTGGATATGCTGGGCTATACAGAATCAACCTTGCAGAAGAGATTGACCCACTTCGCTTTGCTTACGCAACTGACACCTATCTTGATGGGGTCACTGGCTATGCAACAAGCGTTGACTTTATCGGCAACACAAACCAAATAGCATTCACAACCTCAGGCAGTAATGGCATTGCCGTGCAGTCAACAACAACACTGGCACCAAGTGGATACCTAACTACTGGTAATATCCGCTATGGAACGCTAGAGCCTAAGAACTTCAAGCGTTTGCTTGGTCGTGGTGACTTCACTAAGGGTTCAATGACACTTGAAACAGTTGACAAGAATGGCGTTGAGTATGACCACATCGCATATGATGCAACCGTGCCATCTATCGAGGTGTCAACATCATCCCCTGCCACAGCGCAAGAGTATGTAGCCTACAAGTTCGTACTATACCGTGATGGTACAGATGCAACTGCTGGGCCAATTTTCAAGGGTTATCAGGCTAAGGCCACAATTGCTACACCGCGCCAGCGTATCATCCAGTTCCCTGTCTACTGTTTCGACCTAGAAACAGATAGATATAACTCAATGATTGGCTATGAAGGCAAAGCCTTCGAAAAAGTTCTTGCACTAGAAACCATCGAAGAAGGTGGAGACGTGCTAACTTGGCAGGACTTGACAACTGGAGAGACCCGCCAAGCAGTTATCGAAGAGGTAACATTCACCCGCATGACCCCACCAGATAAGCGATTCAGTGGTTTTGGTGGCGTAATTAATATAACTATCCGAACCGTATAACTCTTAGGAGCGCAATCATGACCCCAGCAAACTGGGCTAGCCTAGTAATATCCATCATAGCAATAGTCTCAGCATTTGCTGCATCGGTACGCTGGTTGGTTAAGCATTATCTTTATGAACTAAAGCCCAACTCTGGGAGTTCATTAAAGGATTCAGTAATTAGATTGGAAGAGAAGGTAGAAATCCTCTACCAGATTCTAGTACAAGGAAAGAAGTGATGAATGAAACCTGTAGTCAAGAAAGCCACACCTGCTGCAATTGCTGTTCTCCGTCAAGCGACGGCTCTTCGTCCAAAGCGCAACAAGGCCTCCGATGGGCTCCTACCATCTGCTGCTCACCTAGCGCAGAGTCCTAACTCAGACCACAATACAGGATACGGCGTAGACCTTACTCACGACCCTATTGATGGAATTGACTGCTTCGATATCTACCAAAAGATTCAGGCAGACAAGCGAGTCAAGTACGTAATTTTTCATGGTAAAATCTGGTCAGAGAAATCTGGCGAAGCCCGTTACACTGGCATCAACCAGCATAATCACCATTTGCATATCTCAATCAAAGAGACCTGTGGGAATGACACTTCCCCTTGGTTCCCTTGGTTGGGCAACCCAACAACCATCGCTAAGGTTAAGGCATCAGTTAAGCCTTTGCCAAAGAAGGAGATAAAATGAATAAGAAGAAACTAGAAGCAATTGCATCGACTTACCTCCGTGCAGCAGTTGCATCAGTAATCGCTCTATACCTAGCAGGAATCACAGAGCCAAAGGCTCTTCTATCTGCAGCGGTTGCAGCAGTTGCAGGTCCTCTATTGAAGGCCCTAGACACTAATGCAGCAGAGTTTGGTGTAACAAAGAAGTAATCTTTTAGAAACAAGATTCCCCCTCGCCCTAGTATCACTACTATGGTAAGGGGGAATTTTGTCGTTTCTAGGGGTTACTTATCCCAGGATTCATCCTCTAGGTCTTCAAAGAAGTTGACCCATTGCTTGCCTCGGATGCGTGCCTTTACTTCATAGTACAAGCCTTCTAGTAGGTAGAATACAGCAATACCTGCTAGTGAAGCCAAGAAGGTCTCAAAGAAATTTGACATAGTTCTCCCATTATGTATATAATATATTATATCATATATACTATATAAAGCCGAAGGCTTTTATATTATATATAATTACTTACATAACTAAGTATACAGAAGATTTTCCAATTGTCAAATATTAGTAACAATTGACAAATCGCCCATTCTGGGCTTATAATCCTAATATGTCAATTAAACTAGAAGAATACACGCTACCCGAGCACATATCCTACTCGGCATTTACAACATACCTCACGTGTGGGTATCAGTACTATCTCGGCAGACTGCTCAATAAGCAGGAAGCCCCCTCCGTCTGGTCAGTTGGCGGGTCAGCATTCCACCTTGCCTGTGAGAACTATGACAAGGAGAACATGTGAGCACCGTACAGCAACTATGGACAGAGGCTTGGACGGCCTCCAAGGGTGATACAGACCTAACCAATGCTCGCGTGGGTGGTCGTGCTACCAAGGCTAACCCCAACAAGGAAGATGTCAACTTCTGGAATAACCAAGGTCCAGTGTGGGTCGAAGGTTACATCAATTGGCGCAAGGCTAACCCTATATGGAAAATCTGGACAGCACCAGATGGCAACCCTGGGATTGAACTAGCCCTGACACCAATCATCAAAGACGTAGCCGTCAAGATGATTATTGACCGTGTCTTCGAGGTTAATGGCGAGTTGGTTATCGTCGACCTAAAGACATCACAGAGCACACCAACCAGCAACCTACAACTGGCATTCTACAAGTTAGGTATCAAAGAAACCTTCGGTATCGATGTCAAGTGGGGTACGTATTACATGTCTCGCGGTAACAATATCTCGGAGATGGTAGACCTCTCTGAGTATACTACCGACAAGATGGAGTACCTCATTGAAACATTTGACAAAGCGCGTAAGGCTGCGCTATTCTTGCCCAACACAAACAGTTGCCAGTACATGTGTGGACTCACAGACTACTGTCAATTCTCTATTAAGAAGGATAAATAAATGGCCGAAGACTGGAAACTACAAGTATCATACAAGTTGTCAACAGGCGACCTTATCAACATTCGTGCTAACAGCGCAGATGAACTAAGCGTTCTCCTCGAAGGCATTGGCGATTACGCAACTCAGATTCATGCAACACAGCGCCAACTACAGGGAGCAGGTACCCTAGCCCCCCTGTCGACTACCGATTCCACTACAAGCACAACGCCTCCACCCTACTCGCTACCGCCCCAGGCGCAGGCTCCGTCCGCTATGGCTCCGACAACCCAGCAACAGGGTGGTCCAACGTGCCAGCACGGACCTCGCAAGTACAAGTCGGGAATCTCCAGCAAGACGGGAAACCCATACGCGATGTGGGTCTGTCCGATGCCTCAGGGCGCGGACCAGTGCAAGCCAGTAAACTAATAGACCAGCAATTTCCATTTTAAATAACTAGGAAGGGTGCAAGGATGAGAACTCTAGTACGTTCAGTAGGACGAGCCTCAATCGGCGGGGAACCCCTTCCTAGTTCATTTAAGGCGTTTGAACAGAACAAGATTATTATACGTCGTTCAGAAGTTTCTATGTTTGCGGGCGCACCAGGGGCAGGAAAATCAACGCTTGCTTTAGCCTTAGCACTCAAGACGAACGTACCAACATTGTATATCTCAGCAGATACCAACGCTCATACAATGGCGATGCGTTTGGCATCCATGATTTCGGGGAAGAGTCAATCGGATGTAGAACAGAAACTTAATACTGATGTTGGTTGGACGAAAGCAGTCCTCCAAAAAGGAAGTCATATAGTCTGGTCGTTCGAATCGTCACCAACCTTAGAAGACATCGATGAGGAAGTCCAAGCGTTTGAGGAGTTGTGGGGATGTAGCCCATCACTCATCGTCTTGGACAACCTCATGGATGTCGCAACAGATGGAGGCGAAGAGTTCGCATCTATGCGTGCAATTATGAAGGAGTTGAAGTACCTTGCGAGAGCGACTAACGCTGCAATTGTGGTTTTACATCACACTTCGGAAGCAGTTCCTGGAAATCCTTGTCAACCAAGAAGTGCCATCCAAGGTAAAGTATCCCAACTCCCTGCTCTCATATGTACGCTCGGCACAGTTGGCACATCAATGGGCGTGGCATCAGTCAAAAATCGCTATGGAAGAGCCGATGCGAACGGAACACTCATGACATGGTTAGCATTTAATCCAGAGTACATGTACATTGATGACATTCCAGAGAACGTATGACAACTAGAAAAAGCCATAAGGCTAGAGGAGCAACTTTTGAAACAGACATCAAAGACTATTTTCGAGGACTTGGATATGATGCTGAACGACTTGCAAGGCGAGGTAGCAAAGATGAAGGGGATGTTGTTGTCCGCTCGGACTTCATTAATGCATCAATCGGAATCCTTGAATGCAAAGCCCCAGGGGCAGGCAACGCTATTGACCTCAGCGGTTGGACGAAAGAGGCTCAAACAGAAGCAGCAAATTATTCGGAAGCAAGAGCGCTCGACAAAGAATCGATTCTTCCAGCAGTGGTCATCAAAGCAAGAGGAAAGTCAATAGCAGATTCCTATCTAGTATTAAGGTTGGGCGATGTATTCGGTGACAACAAATAATGACGATTTACCAGATATTGTAGATGTATTAAAGTATTACGGCGCTAGCATCAACCGCACCAGCGGTCAAGTAAACGTCAAGTGTCCGTTCCATAACGACTCACATGCAAGTGCAAGTTTCAATACAAGACAGAATATATTTAATTGCTTCGCGTGTGGTATGCAAGGCAATAGCATTCAAATAATTGCTAGGAAAGAAGGGTGTGATATACGTGAAGCAAAGTCTATCGCAGAAGGAATTACTGGGCAGAGCAACAGCCAAGTACGCGGAAAGCATTTATCTGGCGGAAGATTACCTAGCAAGTCGGGGAATCACAAGGGAAGTAGCACGGCAGGCGCGATTAGGCGTAGTAGAAGCGCCTGAGGCTGGACATGAACAGTACACGGGCCGACTTAGCATTCCGTATATCACAAAGACTGGCGTTGTTGACCTCCGCTTCCGCTCTCTTAACCCTGCTGTTGAACCGAAGTATATGGGTATGGCTGGTGTTGATACTCGCATGTACAACGTACTTGATATTGAGCATGCTGGCGATTGGATTGGAGTCTGCGAGGGAGAACTGGACACGCTTACTATGTCTAAGTTGGTTGGAATTCCCTGCGTTGGCGTTCCTGGAGCGAACTCTTGGAAGAAGCACTATACTCGCCTACTTGCCGACTTTGAAAGAATCTTCGTCTTTGCTGACGGAGATGCCCCAGGAAGAGAGTTCGCAGCCTCACTCTCCAGAGAGTTACCAGTCACAACGGTATCGTTCGGAGATGGAGAAGATGTCAACTCGGTATATATCAAGCACGGAGCAGACTATATTAGAGAAAAGATGGGGCTAAACAGTGATTGATATTCCACAGTGCAGCGTATGCGGTACTAACTTTGATAACATCTTTGATGCAATCAATCATCTCATTGAAGATGATGAAGAAATCTTTGAGCCAACTTATGTACTTCCTAGTGGATACGCGTTGATGCTCGGGTCTCTACTCGAAGAGTTGTATCACCATGCGGATGAACCAGATGTCATTAAAGATATTACAGAGACAACCTATGCAACCTTGTACGCAGCGCAGACAGATGTTGTGCGCATGAAGGAACTGGTCCATGAGGCAATCATCAACCAGCACATGTCGTCCATTGATAAAGAATTGAAGGAACTACTAGAGGAGGACGAATGAGTATGCATAGACTGACGCAATTAGATAATGAAATGACACAGGTCACACACGAACTTAGTGACCTACTGATAAGCAAGCACCGTGACTATGGCCCGAGGAATATTTCTGATGCCCCTGGCGGTGCTATCAATGGTCTTAGAGTACGCATGCATGACAAGTTAGCACGCATCAATAATTTAGTTGATAGCGGTGTAGAGCCACAGCATGAGTCACTAGAAGATTCATTCAAGGACATGGCAAACTATGCAATCATTGGATTGCTAGTATTACGAGGAAAGTGGGATAACGAATGAAGATATTCGGACCTTACAAAGGAAGTAAACAAAATGGCGGTCGTCCAATCTACGTGTTCAAGCGTAAGAAAAAAGACGGAACAACTGTTACGACATCTAGCAATAAGGCTCGCGTTGATTACGAAAAGACTACAGGCAAGACGCTACCTAAAACCACTGACGTTGACCATAAAGATAATGGTGGCAGGGCTGGTCGTGATGGCGCTAGCAATCTCCAAACAATGAGCCATTCAAAGAACGTTGCCAAAGAGAACAAGCGTCGCGCTACAGTTAAGAAGGCTACGCCTACCAAGAAGACTGTCAAGAAAGCGGTTAAAAAGAAGCCATGAAAACAATAGTCTGCGTTTCCGATTTACAGATACCTTACCACGATAAGCGTGCCGTTGCCAACCTTGCTGCTTTCATTAAGGCTTACAAGCCAACCGAAGTAGTATCAGTCGGCGATGAAATGGATATGCAGACTATCTCTAAATGGTCAAAGGGGACTCCCCTTGAATATGAGCGTTCTATCGGACGGGATAGAGACGAAACAACTCGGGTACTCGAGTCTCTCAAGGTCAAGCATATCATACGGTCGAACCACACCGACCGACTGTACAACACAGTGATGATGCGCTCTCCTGGGCTTCTCGGGCTACCCGAGTTGGAACTCCCAGAGTTCCTTCGTCTAGATAAGATTGGTGCCACATACCATGAGAAGCCATATGAATTGGCTCCTAACTGGTTGCTTATGCACGGCGATGAAGGCTCTATGAAGTCCACTGGAGGGCTTACAGCCCTTGGTTTAGCCATGCGTACAGGTAAGTCAGTAGTCTGCGGTCATACGCACCGCATGGGTCTATCACATCACACGCAATCATACGGTTCGTCTACTCCGCAAACCGTTTGGGGCATGGAGGTGGGCAACCTCATGAATTATAAGCATGCAAAGTATATTAAGGGTGGACTATTCACGTGGCAACAGGGCTTCGGTATCTTGTATGTCGATGGTCGCACTGTCGTGCCAGTTACTATTCCAATTCAACGCGATGGTTCATTCATTGTAGAAGGTAAGGTGTGGGGTCGATGAACTGGGAACGTATCGAGCCTTGGGATTATATTGTATCTCATGTGGCTGACGAATATCATAAAAAGTTTAGCATGGTAGACCGTGAGGACATTCGTCAATCGCTCTATGAATGGTTTGTGTTGCATCCATTGAAGTTGACCGAGTGGGAAGCATTCAGCAAGAAGTCTACCCAGAATCTATTGTACCGTTCGCTCCGCAATCAAGCACTTGACTATTGTCAACTATGGAAAGCCAAGACACTTGGCTATGAGATGTCTGATGTATTTTTCTATGATGCTGCTGTTGTTGAGGCTATCTTGCCAGCCGTACTACGTGGCGATGTAACCGAGACACCTAAGTTGAATCTAGGTATGCCAGGAAGGCCATCTGCTCCTGCCGAAGGCGGTAATCTAATGGCTATGATGGCTGAGATTAAGGGTGCATTCATAAAGTTAAATGATGAGGATAAAAATATTCTTTATCAGAAGCATGCTAACTCACTTACATACGGAGCGATAGCAGAAGAACTTGCACTGCCTAGCGATGATGCTGCCAGAATGCGCCATAAGCGTGCAATCAAGAGGCTGATTACACGCCTTGGCGGATTCCGACCTTGGCTAGATGTGGACGTAGAACAGAATGTTGGGCAAGATGAACCCAACGAAAGTAAAGACGAAGAGCAACATGAGGAAACCGACTAGTGTCTCTTTACCCATACGTCTCGTTTAAGAAGTTTGCATGTTGCTCTGCAACCTCGAAGTTGTGTGCATCCCTAGCGTACTCTAGTAAGGCTCCTGGCGTAATCAGGTAGCCCCTAGAGGGGTTAGGTGGGATGTTGCAGTTGATAGGCTTACCATTCTCCCACAGCATCTCCTTGAGTCTGTAGGTTGGTACAATGATTACGCAATCCTCTAGGACATAAGCCCAATGCGTAGCCTTGGTCGTACGTATACCAGAGGGCTCCCATGACTGGCTTGTCTGTATCCAGCACTCTGTCTCTACGTATATATTGCCTGTCTCATGCCATCGCCTATCTGTCTTAACCTCAAGGGTGTCAAGAGATAGCAGGTCGGCTACCTTGCTCTCTCCTGCTAACCCAGCCCTAAGGTCTAAGTCCCAGTTACTATCTTTCATTTACCCTCCAAGTATTTCTGGAATGCTTTATCCCAGTCGTATGTCTCAAAGTACTGCTGTATATCTGCAACTATATTGCTACGTAGTTCTGCCATTTCATCTTCCGTCATCTATCCTCCTGTCGAATAGAAGCCCGTCCCGTTGAACTTAACAGGCGCAGCCGTGTATACTCTAGACATTGGCTCGTTACATGTATCACAATACGGGAGAATCTCTTCCTCCGTCATGCCTCGATTTACAATAACGACCTCGTTATCGTTGTTGCATTTGTATTCATAACTAGCCACTAGTACCAGCCCTTTCGCTGATGGAACTTCCACGCAGTGCATGGCGTTCCGTATCTGTGCATGATGTAGGCAAAGCCCCTGTCAATTTGGAATGGTGGTGGAGTTTGTGTTGACATGCCCAACATTTGCGGGATGCCACCAGCATTCTTCCCCATTACCTTGACCTTGTTGTATGCCTCGGGTCTCCAGTTGGATTCCTTATGCCATAACTTCTCTAGGCATAGATATTGATTGTCGGCCCATGCCTGAACTGTGTCCTTGGCATAAGCCTTACTGTCTTCTATCTTCCATTCGCGTACTGGCGTTTCCTCTGTCCGTTTAAACGGATGAAAAGCAAATACCACCGCGAATATAACCAGCACTAGAATTAACCTTCTTACCATATTTACCCCCTGACCAGCGGAGATAACACCCTGTAACTGATGAGTGCTCTACCTTGGTCGCTCAGTTTAGTAAAGGTCCTGCCACTTAGCATGACACGCTCACCTGCAAGCATACCACCCCAAATACCAAAGCCCAAGTTTTCATGCTCCATGCCCTCTTCGAGGCATTCGGCTTTCTTCGGACATGAGTTGCATAGGGTGATAGCCCTACGCGTTTCTGCTATCAGTCTGGCGGTGTTCCTCTCGGAACGTGCGCCTTGCGGTACATCAGGGAACCAAGCATCGGGATTGGAATCCCCATGACAGTTGCCTAGTATTGGCTCAGTCTTCGAACCAAGAATCGTGTTGGCTATCTGGGTCTTCTTCATCGCACTCACATTCCTCTCCACATTCGTCGCATACCTCATCCTCATCTAAGGCAAAGGGGTCTCCCTCTAGCCACCTTGGTTCACTCACCTGCCACCCCCGCATCTGTCGCATCACCGACTGTTGGAATATCTATACGTATCGCATCAAAGATAGCGCCATCAAAGTAGAGAGCGCCGTAATTATCGGCAACGCAGTCCTTGGCTCTACTTATAGCCTCGTCTGCGGTATCTGCCTCAATCTCGTACCTATCCATATGTCGCACATCAATCAAGTATGTCGCCATCATCTTCCTCCTCTTCTTCAACCATATCCACTACAACCTTCTGAATCTCTCCATGAAAGAGATTATCCTGCCATTCATAGGTGGCGAGTTCACTTGCTTGCATGTCATCATCTGCCTCAAGAGTGAAGTAGAACTTGACAGTTACCTCTGCTTCGTACTGTACCGCATCATCTGATGGTTGTGGTCGCATCATGCCACCTCTCTTAGTAGTAGTCGGACTTCTGCTATGCGTGCGTTGTGTATCTTCTCATACTCTGCTCTGGTGGTTCCAGTAGTAGATGTCAATAGTTGCAGGTAGTCAATGAGAACTTCCCGTAACTTTTCCTTTTGCTCAGTTGTCACTTGCTTCTCCTATCCTCTGTTGAATGCAGGTTGGTAGATAGGTTCTACCACTGCGTTGATTAAATTGTTAGCCCAGTCAATAGCCTCTTCACTGGTTGTGAACGGCCCGTAGTATACAACTCCGTCAGAAGTTTGTGTCGAAGTTATCCACCCCGTCACCTCCTGTCCGAATAGAACAGGGGTGACTGAGATGTCCTTCTGTCCGTTTAAACGGATGGTGTTACTTTGCGAAATCGAATGGCTTGTCATAGTACCATGCTTCCTTTCGTTGAGCCATCTTAGCCTTGTCATACTGTGGTGTCCAGCATAGGCAAGTATCTTCGTATGAACCATAGCAGTCATAGCATGTGTAGCACATCTCGCAATAGTAAGGATTGGAATCCTCGAAGGCGAAGGTACCGCAACGGGTGCATTCTGTCTGCTCTACTATATCTACTGAATCCTTGCTACTGGCAGGGGTGGAGAAGTAAGTGCTAGCACCCCATGTAGTAGTTGATGGTACGTAAGGCTTGTAGCCATTGTTAGACCACCACATGCCCTCGTTATCCCAGTGACCAGCAGACTCGTTGATGATGTAGCACTGCTCCTTAGCACTAGGGTCAAGGGTGAATACTACAATCTTGCTACCCTGTGACCACTTGCTAACCATAGCCCACACATGGTCATCATCTAGTGCAGAGACACCGCCCATAGAAGGCAAGGTATCCTCTGCAAAGATACGCGTATCGCTACGCTTATCGCCAGCACCAATCTTGATATCGAGAATACCATTGTGTGCAAGGTATGTCTCAGGATTGCTAGGCACCTTGAATGGGTGACAGTTGTCATCATTCTTGACACCATGCGTAGCATAGCGAGCATGGAACATAGCATAACTATTAGGGTACTGCTTGCGTACTTCTAGGAACTGCTTGATGATTTTCTTGGCAGACATGCCACGACCTGTGACAATGCCATTAGGTGTAATGACTGCAAAGCCGAAGCCATGCGGATTATTACATGATGCACACTCAAGGTCTTTCTTCTTGGGCGTGGAGTTAGGTGATGCTACGACGAGTAGGCACATGTTATGCACTCACATTCTGTCCGTTTAAACGGACACTAGGGTCAATGAGACGCGACATGCGCTCATTTAGTTCAGGGTACAAGTCTGCATGAGACTCGATATACTTCATGAAGGAGTCGGTAGTTAGGCTACCTTCCTTGACTTGGCTGATGGACATTACTCGGGTGTACTCAACGCTGGCGTGCGCTAAGTCTATATGGGATTTGATAGTCATACCCTTGGTGGTACCTCGGAAGATACGCATCTCTAGGGTGGCGTGGTTCTGCGTATTTACCGCAGAGTATCGGTCTGTATGACGACCGCTATTTATCTTATCTTTGAATGAGCGGTATCGTTTATAGTTGCGATACCCATTCTCATCACGCGTACCATTATCTACCACTTGGTCTACGTCGTCGAACTTAGCCCAACGGCTAGACGAGCGACCAGCAAGAGCCTCATAGAAGTTCTGATTACTGTATACAAGGTTAAGGAATCGGTGCATGTGAGCACCACCATTGAACCCTGTGCGTGAGATGTGGATATGTACACCGCATCTACCAGTACCCCATGAGCCTGCATTATATCTGGTACGCAACCCTTCGATTACATCAAAGAGTTCCGTTGCTTGATTCTTGTAGAAGTCATGCGACATAGGATGCGTGACTAACTCGAACCCGTTGCTGATTGAACCATCTTGCTTGAGGTACGCCAACTCTAAGGCTTCTAGTTGGTAGGCATACTCTGATGCTTCGCCAAGCCCTCTGCCGAACTCCATCTCTAACTCAAGCCCGAAGAATAAACGCTCATTCTTGTCGGTGCTATGAAAGATAGGGTCAGGTCGGTATGAGTAGTCATGGATTACTCGACTCTCACTACAAGCGGTACAGCCCATCTCGTTCCACTCGTTGCAATCCTCGCAGTAGAAGGCACTGCTACTAGCACAGGAATCGCACCAGTAGGTACCTCTATCTTCGATATAGCAACTGCCGTCAGTGCTGTATTCCTCACAGGAATCACACCAACTGGCATGGCTCTCGGTACAGTTCTGGCACCAGCGTTCGTTGTAATTTACTGTACACCAGTCGTCATTCTCGGTGCCTATGTCATCACAGCGTTCACATATGTAAGCGCAGTCATCACACACCTTATCGGCACTATATGAAAGTTGGCATGAATTCTCAGGGTCGATGTCGGTTGCACATACCGCACATACGGACACTGATTCATCTAATGTCTCTGTCATAGCCTTTCCAATCTATCCGTTTAAACGGATAACTACATGAACGCACCATGCGCTCAAGTGGTACTATTCTAGCCTACGGGTAAGTTCTTGTCAATATAGGCATTATTCAGACGGGAACGAAGTTCCTGTATCTCAAGCACTAGGGTATCGAACCCATTGCGCTTATGTCCTTCTTCTTGATGACGTAGTGCGCCGACAATGACCGACCACTCGCGTTCCGAGATTTCGATATTCATCGCTGGAACTCCATGACTGTCTCGAAGACAATATCGTCTAGTTTATCGGTAAGTTCTCGCCACTCGGCGATGCTAAGGCTATGCCCTAGAATCTCCTGCACCAATTCGTAGTCGAGTTGCGACTCCCACGAAATGTTTGTGTCGGAAAAATTTCTGACGAGTTCGTCTGCTGATTGGTACGCCATTATCGTACCGCCTTGCGGATACGCTTGGCGATAAGCAATACAGCGACAATACCGATTGCTGTGTAGATGGTGCGAGTGAAGATGTACACATCTCCGAAGTAGGTAGTAAGGCTTATGCCGTACTTGCTGGCTTCTAGGTTAAATAGTTCCATATCATATCCTTTGAACTATCCGTTTAAACGGATGAGGTAGCAACTTGCCACCACGCGCTCACCGCAGGACTCGCACCTGCGTAACTACCTATCGTGAGCCACCCCATGCAACCGCCCAATTCGGTGCATGGCTATCGCCAATAAGACTATCCTACCATTGGGGTAAGTTTAGGTCAAGCCTGCTCGATATTGCTCGACTCGCGCATGGCGCGTACACCGCGCTCATAGCGTTCACGCTCTGCACGCTTCTCATTGAGGATGTTAGCCTGAACCTCAAGGTGAGAGTTCAGTTCATCTAGGTCAATCATTCTGTACTCCGTTCTATCCGTTTAAGCGGATGAGATAGTTGGTTATCAGTAAGAGCAGGACTCTCGCTGATGACACTAGTCTACCCTAGAAGAAAGTTTTGGTCAAGCACCCCTAATTCTTCGTGTCCGTTCAAACGGATGGGGTTGGTGTCATTCGTCAGTCGTTGTTGGTTGTCGTCGCTCGTCGCCTCTCGGTTTGTGTTGGTTTGTGTTGGGGCAAAAAAAATAACCCCACCCCCGAAGGGGTGAGGCTATTCTTTCGGCTATCCGTTTAAGCGGATGCCATTGCGTTCTCGATTACTGCGTGAATCTCTGCGATAGAATCCTTCTCGTCTTCTGAGAGGGTATCTACGTCTAGGCTTGAGAAGTAGTTGAGAATCGACTTGAGCGTGTCGGCGTTGGTAGCCTTAGCCTTCTTCGGGGTAGTTGAGCCTTCCTTACCCTTCGATACCTTAGCCTTGCGCACTGTTGAGATTTCTTTGGTGAGCGCATCAAGAGTCTTAATCTGCTCACCTTTGCCAACCCCTAGAATATCATAGGATGCCATAGCGGTCGAGAGTTGCTTAGCGATTGGGAGCGTAGCGAACTCTTTGTGTAACTTGCGTAGGTTCATCAGGGTTGGAATTGCTGGCACATGGCTCGCCTTGATGAAGGACGAGACTTGTCCGTTATCTTCTAAACCCTTAATGAACTTCTTCTTATCTGCAACCGATAGACGGCTCTCGTTGGTCAATACTTCATGAAGATTGACGATTGAGGCGAATACCTCTTGCTCAGACTTATTCGATACTTTGCAGACGTTAGTCCACGCTGTAACTATCTTTGGTGCCTTGATTACTACTACTGCCTTTGTTGCCTTTGTTGATGTAGTCATTTCTTTACTGCCTTTCGATTGGGTATGGCGTTGTTGCCATGACCTAAATATAGCATCCACCTAACCGATACGCAACTACCCTCTGAAGTAGGCGTAATACACTTACTTTAGCCCTATGTAATCCGTTTAAACGGATGAATCACGCGGGGGCATAAGCGTGAGGAGATAGTTCACCATTGAATATACGCCTAGAATAACAATCGAGCCATCTTTTGAGCCGAGGTTTATTAAATCGAGGCGCATATATGTATATATACTCCCATAATTATTTTCTGTTATATTTAATGGCCCCCTCAGAGTACTAAAAGTACTCCTCGGAGAGTGTGACTTGCGTCACATCGTACGCATAAGAAGAGGGGGTTCGGGAAAATACTTTCCCAACCCACTCGGAAAAGACCCGTTTGAACGGGTCTTCTATAGTATATATATACTATTACGGAGTCGCTCCGTTTAAGACTCCGCTCCTCCTATATATATAATATATTTTAAATTTTTTTTTCAAAATGCCCCCCTTATGCCGTTTATAGGGTACGTTAAATCGGCGTTTATAGATGGGACGTAACATGGGACGCAAGGCTGGAAAACAGACTTATACTAAGGAAGATGCTCAGGCTAAAGTATTAGCCCTTCTGGAGCAAGGTGCCACCGTCACAGCCGCTATGGCTGCCGTTGACCGTCAGGACACCGCCTTCCGCCAATGGACGATGCAGAGCCCAGAGTTCAAAGAGGCCTCAGATAAAGCACGCCTGGCGGGTAAAGGTATTAAGGCTGACCTAGCCGAGATGAAGGATATGCCCTTCCACGAATTCTCGGAGCAGTTTCTTGACTCACGACTCTTTAATCACCAGTTGGACTGGATTGACCTCATTGAAGGTAATAAGCCACGCTGGCTACCCGCTGGTATGACTTACGAACCTGGCGACCCTAACCGTGTCCTCATTAACGTGCCACCCGAGCACGCCAAGTCAACCACCATCACGACTAACTACGTGACGTACAAGATTGTGACCAACCCTAACACGCGAGTGATTATTGTTTCTAAAACACAGGGTATGGCTCGCAAATTTTTGGGTGCTATTAAGACCCGACTATCCCATCCTGGATACATGAAACTCCAGACGGCCTTCGGCCCTAATGGTGGGTATAAGGCAGATGCTACACAGTGGTCTGCTGACATGATTTATCTAGGCACAGGCCGCGACTCTGGCGAAAAAGACCCTACGGTCCAAGCGCTTGGCTTTGGCTCTCAGATTTACGGTGCTCGCGCCGACCTGATTATCCTAGATGACGTAGTGATGGGTTCAAATGCCCATGAATGGGAAAAGCAAATTGAGTGGCTTCAGAAAGAAGTTATCACTCGTTTAGGCCGTCATGGTAAACTTATCATTGTAGGGACGCGTGTTGCATCTGTAGACCTCTACAAGATGATTAGAGATGGCGGACAATGGACTGGCGGCAAGAGCCCCTTTACCTATTGTGCTATGCCAGCAGTTCTCCAGTTTGACGATAAACCTAAAAACTGGAAGACGCTTTGGCCTGAGACAGACCAGCAAGAAAATGATTTAGACGAGGTTTTAGAAAATGGACTATATCCCAAGTGGGACGGACCTTCTCTCTTTAAGCGTCGCTCTGAGGTCGCCCCGTCTGTATGGGCAATGGTTTACCAACAGGAAGATGTCCAGGAAGATTCAATCTTCTCGCCTACTTGTATTGCAGGTTCAGTCAACGGAATGCGAAAACGCGGACCGCTAAAGGCTGGAACCCCAGGACATCCACAGTATCTTGAAGGTTATACCATCATTGGTCTTGACCCTGCTATGGCGGGTGCTACAGGAGCAGTGGTTGCTACCTATAACCGCGCAGATGGACGTATCTATGTCTTGGACTGTGTCAATATGACTGACCCAAGTCCCGCAAAAATTGAAGCACTCATAGAAGAGTGGGTAGAGAAGTACCGCCCACAGGAACTAAGAGTAGAAATCAACGCGCATCAGAAGGCTTACGCCCTAGATGACAACTTAAGAAACTTTCTGGCATCTTATGGGTGTCAACTCAACTCGCACTTCACAGGCAAGAACAAGTGGGATACCTCATTTGGTGTAGCCTCTATGTCTATGCTCTTCGGTAACACCCGTGATGGGCGTTTCCAGGACAACAACATCATAGAACTGCCCAGCAATGAAGGTTCTGAGGGCCTAAAGACCCTAGTGCAGGAACTTATCACCTGGAAACCAGACACTAAGAACCCAACAGACTGTGTAATGGCTCTATGGTTTACCATTATCCGCTTCCGCGAGATGATGCAACAGAGCAGTAATGCATCTAAATGGATGCAGAACCGATGGACAACACAGGCTCAAGCCTCTAGGCGACAAGCAGTTAATTTAGATGAAGCGTTTGCTGACCAGTGGTCGCAAACTTACGGTTAGGATACCAATGGCATTATCAATGGAACAGGTTGCAGCACGCGTTGAAGCGTTGCGCTACCGTAACCACGAACGCGATGCTCGTAACCTTAGCGTACTTGCAGTCCGTAAGGGCCAAATTGCATCTGTTTACCCTGAGTTCTTCCCAGAGGGCGTAGATGCTAACGTAGTAGCCAACTTTATTGACGTGGTGGCACGTGACCTATCTGAGGTTATGGCTCCACTTCCAGCAATTAACTGCTCTGCTGCTAACTCTGTTAGCGATAAGGCACGTAATTTTGCTGATAAGCGTACCCGTATTGCAGCCAACTACTTCTCTCACTCTGACTTGTCAGTACAGATGTACTCTGGTGCAGACTGGTACCTAACATACGGTTTCGTTCCGTTCATGATTGAACTCGACGAAGATAGCAAGTTGCCGCGTATCCGCGTAGAAAATCCAATCGGGGCTTACCCAGAATTCGACCGCTACGGACGCTGTGTGGCATTTGCCAAGCGATATATGATGACTCTTGGAGAACTTGTCGCACAGTTCCCAGAGTACGAGACTCAAATCCTCGGTCGTGACGGATATCAGCAGGACCTGCATGCGCAGGTTGAGATGATTCGTTATTATGACAAGGACCAATCTGTAATTTATTTACCTAAAAAAGGTAATTTAGTTCTATCTCGCGCATTGAATCCAATGGGCAAGATGATGGTTGTCGTGGCGCGTAAGCCGTCCATTGACGGTGAAATGCGTGGACAATTCGACGACGTATTAGGTATTCAACTTCTCCGCAACCGTTTCGCCCTATTGGCAATGGAAGCAGCAGAGAAGAGTGTTCAGGCACCAATCGTATTACCACAAGACGTACAAGAACTCCAGTTGGGTGGCGATGCGGTAATTCGTACCGCCAACCCAGCGGGCGTTCGTCGTGTCGAGTTGAACATCCCACAAGGTGCGTTCACAGAATCACAACTCCTTAACCAGGAACTTCGCTCAGGTACTCGTTATCCAGAAGGACGTTCTGGTAACATTGATGCAAGCATCGTTACAGGTCAAGGCGTACAGGCGCTTATGGGTGCCTTTGATACACAGGTTAAGTCAGCACAGGCTATCTTTGCCTCTGCTCTACGTGATGTAGTCTCTCTCTGCTTTGAAGTAGATGAGAAGATTTTCCCACAAGAAAAGACTATTCGTGGTGTAGATTCTGGTTCTCCATACGAGATTACATACAAGCCAACCAAGGACATCAAGGGTGATTACTCTGCTGATGTACGCTATGGTATGCTTGCTGGTCTTAACCCTGCACAGGGACTTATCTTTATGCTTCAGGCTCTTGGTGGAGGACTTATCTCCAAGGATATGGCTATGCGTGAACTTCCGTTTACTGTAAACGTCACACAGGAACTTGAAAAAATTGAAATCGAAAACATGCGTTCATCACTTCTTAGTGGTATTACTGCGATGGCTCAGGCTATTCCGCAGATGGCTACACAAGGCGGAGACCCAGCATCTATCGTAACTAAGATTGCGGGAGTAATTTCTGCACGTCAAAAGGGTCAATCCCTTGAAGAGGCTATTGCCAACGTGTTTGCTCCTCAGCAGCCAGTTCCTCCTGCTGGTGCTGCAACTTCTCCTGTTGAGCAGCCGTCCCCTGTTCCAGGCGCGGCTCCAGTGGGAGGTTCCCCTCAAGGTGGACCAGCATTAGCGCCACCTAGACCAGCACCAGACCTGCAAACAATTTTATCCACACTTAGTGGCACTGGCAAGGCAACAGGACGAGTAACAACTAAGGGGTAGCATGACAACTCTAGTAGCGATACAAGGTGACGGTTGGTCGGTATTAGGATGCGATTCAAGACTCAGCGATGATAATGGACGCTTTCAGATTGCAAAGACACCCAAGATAGTAGATAACAACGGCATTCTTATTGCTGGTTGTGGCTCATCACGTGCTAGTAATATCCTGCATTATGGATATACACAGCCTAAGCCTACGGTTAAAGAAGATTTAAATACCTACATGACCACCAAGTTCATTCCGCAGATGCGCAAGAACTTTGTAGAGGCTGGTATTGATATGAAAGAGGACGGCGATGTCGCACTTATTGATGGCGGATTCATCATCTCAGTCAAAGGGCAAGTTTTTTCGGTCTCTGAAGATTATTCTTGGGATACCGATATTCGTAACGTATACGTTATGGGTAGTGGTGGGGATGTTGCCCTCGGTGCATTGGCAGCGTTGGGTGTGGAAAAAGTAAAGACTGTTAATCAAGCAGAGACAATGATTCGTAAAGCAATTGCTATTGCAATTCAATACGACAATATGTGCTCTGAACCAATTCATATATTTAGACAATACGCATAGGAGTAAACATGGGTGGACAGGGAAGCGGTGGCGCTAACGGCGGACCACAGTACAATCCAGCAAATGTTTCTGGTACTGGCGGAGCAGGGCAGAGCGGTAACTATACAGGTTTTGCATATGGCCAAAATGGTGCGTTAAACAATTCAAGAATTGAAGGAAACGCAGCAGTAGCATCAGTTAATGCAGCAACACCTTCAGTGCCAGCAGAACCCTACCAGGGCATCAACATGCCACAACTAGGTACATTATTTGATAAGACAACTCGCCCAGATGAACCAATCACAGCAGGCGTTGATGGCAACACACCAGGCCCAGGAAGCGAAGTACTTCCACAGGGTTTGATGAATAATACTCGCATTGATGAAAATGCAAAGATTGCTGCTCAGTATCTTCCAGATTTGGCAATGGCTGCAAAGTCTCCAGATGCACCAGATTCATTTAAGAACTTTGTAAACTACCTAATCCAGAACAGTCAGAGTGCAGTACAGAATGGCTGATGTTAATTGGATGCCTGGTAGCCTCTTCGACAATATTGACAAGTTTGCAAACTCATTAGGGTATCAAAACTCAGCAATTGCAATTGAACTTGCTATGATGTCTTGGAAGTCTCCAGATGAGCGCGATGCTTTTATTACTAGCATTACTGGTGAAGACCCAAAGGGTGGAACCGAAAAAAATTATATTAAACAAAACTTCTAGGGGGTAGGCATGGCATTATTTAATTCATTCCTATCTACACTAGGTACAGGACTAAAGACAGTTACGGGTGGCGGAGACTACCTTAGCGAAGAAGAAAGAAAGAAGCAAGAGGCACTTAATTCAACTATTAAGAATGCTATTGCTGACGTAGATAAAGTAACATCTAATATCCCTGGCAATAAAATTGCTAAGGCTGCAGTTAAGGTTACAGGCGACTTCTTGCTAGGAACTGCAAAGAAGTTTAATGATAAAGTCTACTCACCTTTAATTTCTCGTCCTATTTCTACTCTTGGCCTTTTGAGTGATACTACCTCACCGCTCTATAAAAAGGGTCAGTACGAACAAGGTTTTCAATTTTCCGATATCCAGGCAGCATATGACCGCTCTGCTAAAGTTTCAGCAATGCAGGCCCTTACTAAGTCTAGTCTAGTCCCACTGATTTCAGAGACAGTTCTTTCCTACGGAAAAATTAATCTTGATGATGTAAACCTATGGGAAGACGAAAGCATCAAGAAGAATTTTGTCGACAATGCTGTTGGTCGCTGGTACACTGGCGTAGGTGACTTTGTTGTTGGCAACAAGGGCATCAGCGCCGCAGGTAAGATTTCTAAAGTTGCAGCGATTAAGATTGCAAAGCCACTTGGTCTATACACTAAAGGCAAGACAGTTGACCAACTTGCAGCAGACATGGAAACTGGCATCCTACACGGAACCACAAATGGCGCTCAGGGAACTCAGACAGTTGCTGGCAGCCATGTACTCCTCCTTGCTGGTACAAAGGACTGGGGAGTTATTGAAGACCTAGTCAAGAAGTATAGCACCAATGAAAGATTGATTCCAATCATTCATGATGCGAGCGACCCTAATGTAGTCAAGGATTTGATTCTTGCCGATAAGGGCAATACTCAAGCGATGGAACGTCTTGCATCAACAGCAAGCGATAAGTTATTTGATATGAGCAATGTTAAGGCTCAGATTCAGAACAAGGTCTTGCAGACTGGTGAAGCATATCTTCCAGGGCCAGTTTCTGCTGCGCGTTTGCAGCAAGCATTTGATGCAGCGATTGAAAACAATCCTCAGTTCAAGAGAATTAAAGATGCGTTCTTTGATGCAAATTACAACCCAATCGTTGGCGGAAAAGACTTCATGCCTTTGGAGCCAACCTTTGGAACAAGCACTCTTATCAAGGGCCAAGAAAAACTTCGTGGCGTAAAGACTGCAATTCGCAACCGCGAGTATGAGAACGTTGCAAACTTTGCTGAAACTACATTTGGTGAAACACTTGGCGGACTTGTAGTAAAGGGTGTACGACTTGCTGGTCGTGGCACAGAAGCGCTACCAACAGGCTTCGTATCTTTCTCTGGTATGCGCCCACTACAGGCCCGCGTTGAACTCAAGGGATTCCTTGATAACCTAGAATTGCTTAGAGATGGCACAAAGAGTATTGAGACATCTCCAGGTGTCTTTGAGAAAACAAGCGTAGTGCGTCAGCGCCTAGAAGACCAGTACCTTAGTACTCTTGGTCAGGATTCTATCCTACAGGTTAACGCTCTCAAGGCAATTGATACCCAAATTGGTAACATGATTGCTTTCAAGGCTGGCATGTATAATCAGGCAGAGATTAATTCTTACATCTCAAAGTTCCAGATGAATACTAGCAAAGGCATTGAATCTGCAAAGAACAATGGTTTTGGAATTGGACATGACGGAAACGTCACACTCATTGACCCACAGACCGTTCGCCAGATTGCTGAGTCATACCGCTTTACACCTTGGGATGATATCGAACGTCAGATTAACATTGAAACAACCAAGGGCCTAAAAGGTAAAGCACGCGCAGCGCAACGCTTGCGCCAGAACGTATTCCAAGACTTAAACAGTCTCTGGTCATATGATGTGCTTGCACGTCCTTCATACGCATTCAAACAGTCTCTATTTGAGCCTATCATTAGTGCTGGCCTCTCGCAGGGTATTCACTTTGTTATCAATGACATCGTTCGTAATGGTGCATCTATGGCATCAAAGAATGTTTATAACTGGAGCAATGATATCCTGAGAAGGAAAGTGGTTAATCGTTCAGAGTATAAGGCTGTTGCCGATAACGTAAACGATAAGTCTAAGGCTCTAGAACTTGCCATTCGCATGAAGATGACTGCTCAGGCATCAGTAGAAGAGTTGCTTACAACAGCATCTCCAGCGACAAAAGCACAGCATCTTACTGCTGCTCAAAAAGAATTAAAGGCTGCATCAAAAATTGTTGATAGCATTGAACTAGAACTACGCGATGCAATGGTCCCATACGGCGGAGTTGAAGCAGTGCCAAGCATGGCTACTCTTGAGCGTCGCGTTAAGTATCTTTCTGAATACGAGAAGGTAGACCTAGTTGCCCTCAATGAGGCACAGGATGCAATCGATAATTACAAGAAGGTAATTAGCAATCTAGCAACCAATAAGCAAGTTATTATGGATGCTGACAAGGCTGTAGAAGATGCCTACGTTAAAATTGACGCTGCGCTAAAAGAACTCGGCGAAGCAAGAGTTAAGCAGGCTGACGTATTTGGTAAGAGTGCAAAGTTCAAAGAGCGCTATTATTCAAAGGAAAAGCATACCTTTATTATCAAGGGACAGCAGGTATCTGTTGATTCCTTTATCCAGGAACAGTCTGCTGGTCAGACCAACTACTTTACATCTGCAGTACGTGAAGAAACAAAGAACGGTCGCACTAGCACACTTAACTTCCTTGGTGAACTAGCAACTGGCCAGACTGCATCTATGATTAAGCGCAAAGCGCCACTTGCAAGAATCGGCGTGCAGGATGCAACATATTTTGAAGAACTTGCACATATTGCGAATCGTCAATATCGTGGCGATGAACTTATGAACCTAATCTTCGCTGAGACATCAATGGATGAACTCATTGTTTGGTCTAAGACCAACAGTGGCAAGGCGTACCTAAAGAACCCAGCATTCAATATCCATAATGCAAAGGAAATCCCAGGATACCTTTCTGACAAGGTTGCCCTTGTACAGCGCATGTTTCCTTCATATGAGGCACGTGCAGCAATCCTCAAGGGTGAAGTAACATCACAGAAACTTGAGAAGTTTCTTGCTCCTTATGCAGACAGGCTATTTGACATTACACCGTCAAACTTCCACTATGAGATTAATACATTTGGACAGAGCGGATTTGCTAAGGCAAGCCAGGGTTTTAACAACTTTACAGCAAAGACATTCAACAAGTTAGCATCAGTTGAAAACCCTATCCGCGCTATGCTATTTGATAAGTTGGCAACTGAGAATGTTGCTAAGAAGATATCATATTTGATGCAACAAGGATTTGATGTTACAACCGATACCTTCAATGCTGTTCGCCAGGCTGCTGGCCGCGAGGCATTGCAGGACATGGAAAAGACTCTTTACACAGTCAACAACCCTAACCGTTTCATTACATCGCTACGCGGAATTGTAGCATTTCCTGGTGCAAACGTAAATGCATTTATGCGCTACGGTCGTCTTGCTGCCAAGAATCCAGTTCGAGCAACTGGCGTTCTATCTAACTATGGCAGAGCATACACTACATTTGGTATTGACGAAAACGGCAATCCAACAGATGATATCAACAAGATTACTCACCTAGTCGTTCCAGGTAGCAAAGAGATTAATGCTGCTATCGGTGGAAACGCTCAAGGCGTAAAACTCAGTTCTCAGTCACTTGGGTTCCTACTCAACCGACCAGGACCATCATTTATCACTAGCCTCTCAATGGGTTATGTTATGAAGGAATTCCCTAAGAGCGAATCCGAAATTGAAAACTTCATGACAATCAATGGTACTAACTGGTACAAAGTATTCTACCCTTATGGTGCTCCAACATCTGTTGCTGACACATTCAGACCACCTTGGCTTAAGGCTGCTATCAATGGCTTTATTGGACCAGAAGGACAAAAGGATTATCTAAGTTCTTGGAAGTCTATCTATAACTATCATGCAATGTTAGTTGAGATGGGCGTAGAAGAAGATATGCCATCTGACAAGCAAATCAGAGAAGAAGTTAAGGGCCTTTGGCGCGTTAAGTTCATGTCTACATTTGCCTCACCTTATGCTGGTATTCCTTACAAGATTGATACCAACCCTATGGGTATTGCATCTACATTGTACTACAAGTTACAAGACAAGTACAAGATTCAGGGAATGACTAACCAGGAAGCACGCGATGCTGCTGGTCAGGAAATGGTTTCCTTGCTTGGACCTAAGTTCATGCTTGATAGAGTTTCATTTACTGGTTCAACCAAGAACTTTAATATTCCAGCAACCTATGAAGCATACGCTAGAGTATTTGAAGACAACAACGATTTGGTTGGCAGACTTGCTAATATCGAACCTGGGGACATTGGTCTTGTTGGTTTGCTTGCAGCAGACCTGAACTACAACCCAACAGAGCAGTCTAACAACATTCTTTCTCTACTTGCCGACCCTAAGAAGACACTTCCTGGAACAAGCAAGAACTTGAATGAACTCAAGATGACTCCAAAAGAGATTGAGATTGAGCGTCTTAAGCAGCGTACATGGGACCAATACATGACAGTAAAGCAGGCTTTAGAAGCCAAGATTACTGATGGTAAGACCCTTCGTGCTCACCCAGAACTAAAGGCTGTTCTTGATAACCTAGCGGTTACTGCATTTAAAGACCAGAGCCAGGCATGGTACGACCAGTACCAGTTGGCACAGAGTGGCGATAGTTCTTACAAGTATGCTCGAGGTTTGCAAGAAATTGTAAACGATGAGAAGTTTATGGCTAAGAATGGCAAGAGTCAGTTCTGGCAAGATACAAAAACATTCCTAGATTCTCGCGCTATCTTTACTCAAGTATACCAGGCTTTGCCTGACTATGACCCACGTAAGGGACAACTTAAAGATGCCTATAATGCTTGGGTTGCAACTAATGCTGCTCAATGGGATGGTAACTTGAAAACAATTCTTACACGATACTTTGACAATGACTCACTAAAGGCGGTTAACTAACATGGCTCTTACACCAGAGCAAGTACCTTTTGATGAGAACAAGGATGGCAAGTTAACTGGTTCAGAAATGACCAATTACACTGCTCAAACAATTGCCAATGCTTTTGCAAATGACACATCTGCTAACCCAAAATCTGGTACAGACGTATCAACTTCTGTTACTAAGTTAACTCCAGAATCTGCTCGCGCTCTTATGGAGACGGCAGCAGAGGCTGCAGACTATATGGGCAAGTTCTCAAGTGCAGATGTTGCACAGTTTATGAGAGAATTTGATGCAGAACAAAAACTCCAGGTTGAAAAGGTTATTACAACTACAGCCCAGAAAACAACTCCAGGCGCGACTGCTGGAGCAATTGATAAGACTGCTTCTAACACAGCAAAAACACAATTTCCTTCATTCTTCAAACCTGCTGAGTTTGCATCTGACTGGGTATGGTCAAAGATTAACTTCAAAGATGAAGCGACTCTTGGTACTAAGTCAGTCACAGCATTATCGCAGGTTCGCAACCTTATTGACCAATTCCAACTTCTTGGAGTCTCTGATGCCGAAGCAAAGATTGCTGCAAAGCAGATTGCTATGGGTAAGAAGACTATTGCTGATTATACTACAGAATTACAGCAAGTTGCTATCAAGGAATACCCACAGTTTGCGGATAGATTCAAACTAGACCCAACTCTTACAACATATGATATTGCTTCTCCTGTTATCAATATGGTTGCTAAGACTCTAGAAATTGACCCTAAGACTGTTGGTATGAATCATCCAATTGTATTGGCGTACACACATTATGCTGGTGCTGATGGCAAGGGTACACCTCCATCATACTATGACCTACTTCTTAAGACAAAGCAGTTGCCTGAATACCAGAAGACTCAACAAGCGAATAATGAAGCACGTGACTCAGCATCGTCACTTGCTAAAGCATTAGGATATGGATTAGTATAATGGCTACGCCTAAAGAACTAGAACCTACAGTCACTATTGGTGGCGCTCCTGCAGGCTACAAGCCAACTACACAGTTGGGTCCAACAGCATCATTCGGTGGAGCACCTGCTGCATATGCGCAAGTTCCGACACCCAATTTTATTACAGGACAAGGTGTTCCTGGAGTTGACCAATCAAGTTTTACTACTCCTTATCGCGGATTCCGCGCAGCAGAAGACGCATCTAATGTTAACGCACCTGCATATACACCTACTCCCGTAGTGGAAACAGGCGGAGGGAACACTTTTCCCAAGGCTGGAACACTACTTCGTTATAAGCCTGGCAAAACACCTGGTTCACGCATTCCTGTATATGCTGATGGTACTGGTGGAGAATTTGATGGAGAAGAGACTAACAATCCAGTAAATCCAGGAAGCACTGGCTTCACAGACACTGGTGTGGTAACTCTTGCTGCAAATACTTTTGCTAATACACTTGCTCTTCTTATGGGTGAACTCGAAGCAAGTCAACCTTGGGTTGAGGAACTTCGTGGTATAACTCAAGGATTTATCAATACTGGCTCAACAGTTGATGAAGCAATTAACCTTGCTCTACGCGACGCTAAAGCGCAAGGCAAAGCAAGCAAGTTCGTAAATCGTTTTTCTGCTATCTTTAAGTTGCAAGATAGACTTAATGCTGGTGAAACTGTACAGGTTCCATCTATTGCTGATTATATAAAGTCAGAGCAGGCACTTGGTGATGTACTTCGTTCCGTTAATCTAGGCGACCTAGCAACACAGGAAGTGGCTGCAAAGATTCTTGGCGATGCCAATAAATCTGTAGCAGAAGCAACATCAATTATTGCAGACGTATTTGGTGCAATTGACAATGCACCAGAAGCACTTAAGAATGATTTAAAGACATACTTCCCTGGAGCAGATAGAACCTCAATTGCTAAGGCATTATTGCTTGGTAAAGAAGGCGCTGATGAACTTACCAAGAAGGTTAAGAGCATCGAGCAACTTTCTGCTGCCAAATCACAAGGTGTTAATATTGACCTAGCAACTGGTGCAGACCTTGCTGCTGGTGGGGCAACTTATGGTACATCACTTGGCAAGTTTGCAACAGTAAAGCAACTAGAGCGTGGACAAACTCTCGGTCAGATGAGCGGTATTGACTTTACTCAGAATGAAGCAATTGCATCAACATTTAGTTCTAGTGCTGCTGCGGATGAAAAGATTCGCAAAATCAACGAAGAAGAACAAAATAGATTTGCTGCCAGAACTGGAAGACTTGCCTCACAGACTAGGGCATCTAACCAAGTCTAAATAGAATCCTGAACGGACCCATCGGCCCCGTCAGAGTAATAGACCGATAGCAAGAGCCAACCTGGTTCCCCGACCAGCAATTGAGGCTTGCGACTACAACGAATAGAAGGGTGGTTGCTATGAGCAACAACTACTGGGATGACGAAGACGAAGACCTAGATACAGAAACAGAAACACCAATGGACGGAAGCGACCTCTTAAAGAAGTTGCGTAAAGCCAAGCGTGCAGATGAGAAGCGTATCAAAGACCTCACTGAGCAACTTGAGACATTGTCCAAGGGGCAGCGTGAGCGTATCGTCAAAGAAACCCTAGAAAAGAAGGGTGTGAATCCAAAGGCAATACGTTTGGTCCTAAAGGACTTGGATGATGTTAACGAAGAGTCAGTGAATAACTGGCTTGATGATAACGCAGACTTGTTTGGACTAGAAGTTCGCCAGGATGCGCCTGAAACGAATAACCAAAACCGCGCTGCATTACGTCAGCAGGACATGGTTACTCAGGGTGCAACAACACCTGACAGGGCTGAAGACATGGAGATGAGAATTGCTAACGCTAACTCAGCGGAAGAAATCATCAACATGATTTACGGCTCACAAAACTAATCATAGTTTCTAACTACAAAAAGGAAATAACCTAAATGGCTAACGCATACGTATCCACAGACTCCGCCTCTCTCGGCGGAACCGCTGGTGGTGCTGGTTTAGTACAGAAGGCTTATGACCGACTTCTCGAGTTCGCGCTCCGTTCAGAGCCACTCATTCGTTCAGTCGCAGATAAGCGTCCTGCTAAGCAAGCAATCCCAGGCTCAACAGTAGTGCTACAGCGCTACGTAGACCTTTCACCAACAACAACTGCTCTCACAGAGACAGTTGACCCAGATGCAGTAGCAATGTCTACACCGACATCAGTTACAATTACTCTTAACGAGTACGGTAACTCTGTCCTTGTAACACGTGCTTTGGAACTCTTCAGCCTCGCTGATGTAGACCCAGCAATTGCTAACATCATCGCGTTCAACCTTGCAGATTCAATTGACGCAGTAGCAATGGCAACATTGCGTGCTGGAACAAACGTAATCTACGCAGGTTCAACAGCAACATCAACAGCAACAATCACTGCTGCTGCAACGCTTTCTTCTGCTAACGTCCGCAAGGCCGTTGCTAAGTTGCGTTCTGGTAAGTCAGTTGCTCGCAAGGGTTCACTCTACTGGGCTGGTATCCACCCAGAAGTTTCACACGACCTTCGCGCTGAAACAGGTTCAGCAGGATGGCTCCTTCCAAATCAGTACGGTTCTGCACAGGACCGCATCTGGGCGGGAGAAATTGGTACATACGAAGGTGCATACTTCGTAGAGTCACCACGTCTATACAACGCTACAGACGGAGCATCATCTGCTCGTAACTACCGCACAATCATTGCTGGACAGCAGGCGCTTGCAGAAGCAGTTGCTGAAGAGCCACATGTAGTCATCGGACCAGTCGTTGACAAGTTGATGCGTCACCGCCCAATGGGTTGGTACGGCGTACTCGGCTTTGCTCGCTACCGCGAAGAAGCACTATACCGAATCGAATCAGGTTCATCAATCGCTTCATAATTGATTGACGGGTGGGGCTAGGGAAACCTAGCCTCATCAGTAAGTTCATTAAGGAGAACTAATGGCAAATTGGACGTTTACAACACCATATGTACTGGAAGGTCCATCTGGCGGTCATAGATTGTTTTACTTTGCCAACTTGCGCAAGGGTATTACAATCGTTAAAACTGATGGAGAGTATTATCAAACTCGATATCCAGTAGAAGAAGACCTACTGACATATGAAGAAGTTTACCGAGGCGGATACGCACATACGGTAAATGATGCAACAAAGGCGGCACTAATTGCAGGGGGCGTAGATGTCACGGAAGCAAACTTTAAAGCACAGTGATTGTGACCATATTACTAAGATTGTATCTTGGTCATATAAGTTAGTCGATGGCGATGTCAAATCTATGGTAGACCTATACGGTTGTACTAGTTGTGATGAGACATCAGATAAACCATTTATCTCAAATACTTTTGGTACTGTAGACCACACCAAATGTGGTGGGCCATACGAGTGTTTTGGATGCAAGGCAAAAGGATTACAACTTAGTACTGGAGATGCCTCAAGGGACATCCCAGACAAGAAGTGGACATCCGAGTTGGCAGCATACCGTGATGCGAGAGCACAGGGTATCCAACCAGGTGGGACTACAAGAGCCCACATCGAAGCAGCGCATACTGCATCAGAGACATTAGGCACAGCATACAATTCAGAGAAGATGCCTAAGGCACATGAGATTACCAAGAAAACAGCCGAAGTTATGAAAGAGATTGGACAAGTATAATGGCACTTACAAAAGGGCAAAAGGAAGCAATCCAGCGCCAAGCAAAGAAAAACATTGCAAAACGTGCTGCTACGCAGCGTACCAAGATTAGCGCATCGGAAGCCCGTACAGTAAGTAACAAGATGAACAAGCGCCCTGGTGCGACTAAGCAACCTTTCATCCGTCAGGATGTTGCTCTACTCAGCAAGAGCGAGAAGAACACCCTTGGTGCTACATCTAAGGCCAATGCCGCCAAAGAGAAGTTTATCCAAAAGAATCGTAGTTTTGCTAAAGGCGAAGGCAAGTTGCCAGTTAAGCAGCGTGTTGGAACCAAGTCCGAGTACAAGCAACTAGGCAGAGAAATTGAAACACGCAAGCAACTAATTGCTCGAGGCAAGGTTGCCCGTGCATCACAGGCTGCCCGCGCAGCAAACCCAGCACCAGCAAAGGCAACAACATTAACAAAGGCGGTAACACCAGTGGCCACAAAGAAAACTACTTCAAAGCCAAAGGTAACTAAGGCACAGATTAGGTCAGTTGAAAAGCAGTTAAAGTCACTGCCTAAAGCTCCACCAATGAAGAAGTCAGAAATTAAAAAGTTTGAAAGTTTTGTTGATAATCTTGCAGCAAACCACAAGAACCCTAATCGAACATCTGGAACCGCAAAGGTCACTGACAGACGTTCTCTTGCAGAAAAGAAAATGTCAAAGGCTGCTGCTCTTAAAGAAATATCTAAGGGTACTGCAACAACTAAGCCTTCTACTGCTGCAGTTAAGAAGAGAACAGTTCCCAACACAAACAAAACTCTAACTAAGTCACCTAAATTGCAGACACTTGAGCAGGCTAAAGCATCTGCCCCAAAGCCAATGCTCGGACCACGTAGACCAACTGCTGAAGAGTTTAAGACTACAATGTCTAAGGCTCCTTCAAATGCTCCACTAAAGCCAGCAGGTAAGATTTCATCTGCTGCTGGTGCAGCCAAGAGAGCAGTCGGTTCTACTAAAGCAGCACAGACAATCAAGGCTGCGTCACAGACTAGTGTTGCCAAGAATGTTGCCGCTAAGGCATCTGCATCTAAGGCTGTTAAGGTGGCCAAAGTTGGCGGTAAACTTGCTGGTAAAGCAGTTAAGATTGGGCAGGTTGTAGGAGCAGCACGCGAAGCAGCACAGGTTGTTAGCGGTCAGGCTGAAAAAGACTTCCGTCGCATTCAAGCACTTGAGAATCGTATTGCTATTGCTAAGGGCCAGAAGCCAAAGTACACAACAACTGGTTCTAATAAGAATCTTCTGTCATCTATTAAGACAGATGTAGGCAATGCTGCAAATATTCTTACTGCAGGCATGATTGGTAAGACACGTAAGGACCGTTTACAGGAACTTAAGACAACACTTGCTAAGACTAAAAAGGTTACTCCAAGCAAGCCAGCGGCAAGCAACAAGCCTGCAGCAGGTGCTCCTAAGCCAGCAGCAGGTAATAAGCCCGCAGCAATCACAGGAAACAAGTATCGCGTAAACGCTGGAGATACCCTATCAGGTATTGCTTCACGCGCTGGAGTTTCACTGAAAGACCTGCGTTCTGCTAATCCACAGATTACAGACCCACGTAAGATTTACCGCAATACAGGAGTTGTAATACCTAAAGGTGGCAAGGTGCCAACAGGTGGATATACTAAGAAGGCGAAATAATCATGGCTAAAATTGAAATGTATGCATCAAAGGCAGCACTTAAGAAGCATGAAAAGGGCGAAGGCTCAAAGATGCAGATGATGGAAAATAAAAAGGGAATTAAGAACGTTGTCAAGAAGACAACTAAGAAGGCAATGCCTATGAAGAAGATGGGCAAGAAGAAGTAATGGCTGCGAAGTACCAGGACACCAAGAAGGCAAAGGCTCAGGCAGATAAGATGTCTGCTGAGATTGCCAAGAAACTTGGCTATGACTCTCCAAAGACTAAGACTGCGCCAACACCTAAGGCAACTAAAAAGCCAGTGATTACTCCACGCAAACGCCTTGATGTATCAAAGATGACACCAGCGCAGAAGATTGCATACTACCAGCAACAAGGGTATGACAACTACTAATGAAGAAGACTAAGACCCAGAAGGTCATGCATGAGTTCAAGACGGGAACTCTCCACTCTGGTAAGGGTGGTAAGGTAGTCAAGTCGCGTAAGCAAGCAATTGCTATCGCACTATCAGAAGCAGCCAAGGCAAAGAAGAAGAAATAATGACAGCAGCGTGGACACGTAAAGAAGGCAAGAACCCTAAGGGTGGCCTAAATGCGAAGGGCAGAGCATCCTACAAGGGTGGAACCCTCAAGGCACCCGTAAAGAGCGGCGACAACCCCCGTAGAGCCTCATTCTTGGCACGTATGGGCGGTATGCCTGGGCCAGAACGTAAGCCTAATGGCGAGCCAACAAGATTGCTCCTATCGCTCAATGCATGGGGTGCAAGTTCTAAGGCAGATGCCAAGAGAAAAGCAGCAGCAATATCTAAGAGAAATAAAGGAAAATAATGTTTAAATCAAAGATTCGCAAGGCTGCAAAAGACCACAGCAGCATGGCACAGATGTATAAGCCAGCATCATCACCTGGCATCCTAGCAGCAATTATGCGTCCCCCACTAACACGCGGAGACACTAGCCCAGTTGGCAAGCCAACTCAAACGGATACACGAAAGAAGTAATCAAAGGTGGGGACAATGGCACAAGAGACAGTAGCAGTAGCATGGTGTGACAACGGAGACGTTGATGGCAAGTTCATGCAAGGAGTTACAGATGTACTCCTAAAATCAGGAGTCAAGTTTGAAACTTCTATTCGTAGTCAGGGCAATCAGATTGCTCGACAGCGCGAGAAGGTAATTAAGTTTTGGTATGAGCAGAACCTATCAGAGTGGTTACTCTGGGTAGATTCAGACATTGTACTTAGTCCAGAGAACTTCTTGAAGTTATGGAACAAAAAAGACAAAGTATCTAAGCCACTACTTACAGGCGTATACTTTACAACAGATACACCAGAAGAACCATTGATGGTTCCAATGCCAACAATCTACTCCTTTGCGGAGTTAGATGGCGGACTGGGTATCAAGCGAGTACACCCACTGCCTAAAGATACGTTCATGAAGGTAGAAGCAGCGGGCATGGGATTCGTCCTGATGCACCGCAGTGTAGTTGAGAAGATTATGGAAGCCCTACCAGGAGTTCCATTCTTTACCGAGATGGGTGCTGATAAGGCATTCATTGGTGAGGACATCTACTTCTTCGCTCTATGTGGTAAGGCTGACATCCCGCTATGGTGTGATACATCAGCACTTGTTCCTCACATGAAACGCTTCTCATTCGATGAACATTATTACAAAGCATTCTTTGGCTCAGAAGAAAAGAAGTCAAATTTAATATTACCGAAAGGGTAAAAGATGGCATACGGCAGACCAGGAAGTACATTGGTAGAGGAACTTAACCGCCTCGCTTTTGGTGGGACTCTCCCACCTAAAACACAATGGCTAGATGATGAAGGTGCGGCAAATAAACTTGCTGGCACTGTAGGTCTAGCCGCTACTGGTGCTTGCAATAAGTATGCTAATTTACCTATTACAAAGTGGCAAGACCTCCAGGGTGCTTGTAATGCAATCGCTGGTACCGTAGGACTTGGAGCCGCAGAGGCCCTTAGAAGGGTGAACATGTAATGACTACATTAAACAATATGATTGATGAAGTATTGATTAACCTCGCTGGATATACATTCCAACAGGACCGCAGCACCTATATTGGGGCAGCGGTAACGAGTACTACATCTTCCGTTGCGGCACCAACTATCCTGCAACTCGGTTCTACCGATTCAGTAGGCAAGGGTATCCTTGAGATTGATGAAGAACTAATGTGGGTCGATTCATTTGACCGTGTTGCTAACACTGCAACTGTCTCACCGTACGGACGTGGATATCTTGGTACAACTGCAGCAACTCACAGCGCTGAAAGCAAGGTAACAATCTCACCTACTTTCCCACGTTATAGTGTGAAGCGTGCAATTAACGATACTATCCGCTCTCTTGGAGCAAATATTTTCTCTGTTAAGTCAACAACCTTTACATTTAATGCTGCTGTGTCTACATATGCATTTGCTAATATCAACATCAAGAACATCTTGACTATCAGTTGGCAGAGCATTGGGCCAAGCAAGGAATGGATTCCAATCCGCCATTATGACTTTGACTCATCTGCCAATCCACAGGCATTTGGATATACCAGTACAGATGTTGTGCAAACAATAACGCTTGGTGAAGCACCAATCCCTGGTCGTACAGTCAAGGTGGTCTATGCTGTAAATCCAGTACCTATGACAAACAACTCAGATGTCTATACAACAGTAACTGGACTACCTGAATCAACACGCGACGTAGTGGTCCTTGGAGCGGCATATCGCTTGCTATCATTCCTTGACCCAGCACGTGCTTCACAGGTTAGCCCACAGGCTGACGAAACAGATAGCAAGCGCCCATTCGGCGCAAGTAGGGACGCAACTAAACAACTGTACGCTCTTTATACTCAACGTCTTAACGAAGAGACAAAGGCTCAACAGAATAACTACCCACCTAAAGTCCACTACTCCCGTCGATAAGGACCAGCAATGACAACTAGAAAATATTCATCCCGCTCTCAGCAAACAACGCTGACTGCTGGTCTTACATCATCTGGCACATCAGCAACTGTTGTATCAGGTACCGCACTGCTTGGTGGCGTTACTATCTCCGCAGGAGAAACTTTCACAATTGTTATCGACCCAGATACAGCAATTGAAGAAATTGTAGATGTCACCGCCGTCTCCACTAATACATTAACTATTACACGTGGTATTGACGGCGCATCTGGACAGGCTCACTCTGCAGGCGCAGTTGTACGACACATGGCAATTGGCCGAGATTATCGTGAAGCCAACCAGCACATTGAGAATGTCACAACTGCTCACGGACTTACAGTTGCAGATGTTATCACAACAACCAACACTAAGACTTTAACAAACAAGACTCTTACTAGCCCAACAGTCAATACACCAACAATCACTGGTGGTACAGTTGCTAACGCAACAATTACAGGACTAAGCAATCCATCAGCAGGTGGAGATGCAGCCAATAAGACTTATGTAGACTCAATCCTTGGGTCAGCAACTGCTGCATCTACAAGCGCTACAAGCGCTGCTGCTAGTGCAACCGCTGCAGCAACAAGCGCAGCATCTGCTGTAACTAGTGCTACATCATCTGCAACATCAGCAACTGCTGCCGCTACTTCTGCAACCAGCGCCGCTACCTCAGCAACTGCATCAGCGGCATCTGCTCTTGCTGCTACTACATCTGCTACAAGCGCATCTACACAGGCTACAGCGGCTGCTACAAGTGCAACTAGTGCAGCGACCAGCGCGACTGCATCTGCCACATCGGCTACATCAGCAGCGGCTTCTGCTACGGCTGCAGCAACGAGTGCTACATCAGCAGCCTCTAGCGCAACATCAGCAGCATCATCACTTTCAAGCGTAACTGGACTTACTGGTTCTGGACTTGTCCGTGATATGGGTTCAATTACAGATGCTGATACAACAACAACATCTTACATCAATATTTCATCATATGCTACAGCAGCAGCAACTAGCGCAACAAGCGCTGCAACATCTGCAACATCTTCTGCTTCATCTGCTTCTGCATCTGCAACATCTGCAACTAGTGCCGCAGCAAGTGCAACTAATGCTGCAGCATCTGATGTGTCTGCCCAAAACTGGGCAACTAAGACATCAGGTCCAGTTGCTGGTGCTGAATATTCCGCTAAGTATAATGCACAACTTGCTGCTACAAGCGCAACTTCTGCAGCAACTTCAGCGACATCTTCAGCAACGTCTGCTACTTCAAGTGCTACATCTGCAACAGCAGCAGCAACATCTGCTACAAGTGCAGCAGCATCCGCTAGTTCTGCAGCATCTGCAGCATCGGGTGCGGTAAGCGGTAAGTTGGATAAGTCTGGTGGCACCATGACTGGCGACCTTATTCTCAATGCTGACCCAACTGCAAGCCTCGGTGCTGCTACTAAGCAGTATGTAGATTTGATTACATCTGGAGTCAACTTCCATGCTCCAGTCAAGGCAGCATCTATTACTAACCTTGGTGTAACATATAACAATGGAACTTCTGGAGTTGGTGCGACCCTTACTGCAGATACACTCCGTGCCTTCAATACACTTGACGGTCAGTCAGTGTCTGTGGGTGAGCGCGTGCTTATTAAGGACCAGACAACTCAAACCCAGAATGGTATTTATACTCTTACTAATAACGGTTCTGCTGGAACAACTGCTTGGATTCTAACACGCGCAAGCGACCAAGACAATAGCATTCCTGGCGAAATGGCTAATGGCGATGTTATCTTTGCTACAGGTGGAACAGTCAACTCTGGTAAAACATTTGTTAACTCAACTGTAGGAACAATTACTATTGGTACAACCAATATTACCTATAGCACATATTATGCAGGATTACCAGCCCAAACTGGAAGTTCTGGATATTACTTAACTACAGATGGAACTACGCCTTCTTGGGGTGCTGTCAATGCTTTGCCAAGCCAGGCTACCAACTCTGGTAAGTATCTAACAACAAACGGAACGGCAGCGTCTTGGGCAACGATTACCACAGACCCATTGCCACAAATCATGATGATGATGGGAGCATAAGCAAATGCCAAGTTCATTCGCAATCCAGATGCGTCGAGGCACAACAGCCCAGCACGCTTCATTTACAGGCTTGGTTGGTGAAGTTACAGTCGACACCGACAAAGATACTATCGTGGTTCACGATGGCAGCAAGGTTGGCGGTTATCCGCTGGCAAAAGAATCAGCCTTGACTGAGGCTGGCTTTAATCCATTTCTACTAATAGGAGCATAATCAATGGCAAATGTATACAAGGTCTTGGCTCAGTCAAACCCAGCAGCCACAACCGCAACAACACTTTACACAGTACCTTCTTCAACATCATCTGTAATCTCAACAATTACAGTGTGCAACCAGGCAGCATCTGCAGGAACATACCGCATTGCCGTTCGTCCAGCAGGAGCAACTCTTGCTGCTCAGCATTATGTGGCATACGATGTAGCAATTGCCGCTAATGATACAACAGCACTAACACTTGGTTTGACACTTGCAACAACTGACATTGTAACAATCTACGCTTCATCAGCAACAATGTCATTCAACGCTTACGGCTCAGAGATTTCTTAATAGGAGGATACAATGGCAATCAGTAGATTTAAGACATCTTCGGTGGCTCAAGGGTTGCCAAAGTATCAAAAGTTTTGGGACCAGTCAACAACACTTTATAGTTACTATCTTGCAAGTTTTGGAACTGCTGGTGGTACTGAGGCTGCGATGGCAATTCGTAAAGATTCATCTGGCAACTGGTACACTACTGGTATAGAAGGCGGTTCAACAGCATCTGGCGTTCGTAAGCTTAACCCAGCATTTAATTCTATTACTTGGCAAAAAGTTGCAAGTCTTGGCACTTATACAGGGTATGATGGACTAGAATTAGATTCATCTGGCAATCCTATTGTTGGTGGATACAATAATCAAAATGGTCGTGTTGCTGGTCGCGCAAAGTTTAGTGCAACAGATGGAAGCACAACTTGGCATTATTACTATAGCGTTGGTGGATATGGTAATGGGCTTGCTCAAGACTCTGCTGGCAATTTATATTCAGCACACTCTGGTAGTTCTTCAAATCCTGGCATGTTAAAAACAAACTCATCTGGAACAAGCCCAACTTACTATTATTATAGTGGTGGAGTTTATGGAACTGGTGTTGCATATAATCCTTCAACAGATTTTCTTTATTTAACAACTACTGGTGCTTCAAGCGTATATCGTGGAGAATTAACTTGCCTTAATACAAGTGGTACAGTACAGTGGTCTAAATATTTTACAAGCACTTATTGCACAGGAACAGCCCAAGGAATTTCTTTTGATTCTTCAAACAATATTTACCTTGGCACTTTTGCAGCAGATACTGGAACATCAGGTGCATATTGTCTAGGTGTAAAGTTTAACTCATCTGGAGTACAACAGTGGTCTAGGAAACTAGATGCTGGCACTGGTAGTAACGACCAATTTATGGGAAGCGCTATTGACTCATCAGGAAATGTTTACTTTGTTGGAGTTACTGGAACTTCTGGAATAATTGCAAAATATAATTCATCGGGTACAATTCAATGGCAACGCACAATGACCAATACTCAATTCCAATCAGTAAGAATAGAATCTAATTTAGAACTTATTGTTACTGGAACTGTTGGAAATGATGGCATTGTTGTAAGAGTTCCTACAGATGGAACTAAAACAGGAACATATACTCTTAATGGTGTATCTATTACATACGCAGCAAGCAGCCTTACTGATTCGGCATCAGGGCTTTCTTCTAGCGATACTGGATATGGCTGGGGTTCTGCTGGTCAATCAGCAACATCAGTTGGCACATCATACACAACAGATACTTCTACAGTAGTAAAGGTGGCAATATGAGTGCTTATGTATTTAAAGCAACAGGAGAATATCCAATTCACTTTGGGGATATTATTATTAAGTATCCAAATGCTACCGAGGATAACATTCCAGATGATTTAGCCCTTGTTGTTGAAACACCTAAACCAGATAAAGGTGAAGGTCAAGGCGTATACGAGTCAACACCTATTGAAATTAATGGTGTGTGGATTCAGCAATGGATTGTTCGTGATTTAACTCAAGAAGAAAAAGATAGTCTTGCTGCAAGAGAACAGGCAATCTTAGATAAACTTGCAACACTGGAGGCATAATGGGAATTCGTAGTCTTAAATCAGCCAGTATTTCTACTGGAACTAAGAGTTCTAAATTTTGGGACCAATCTACAGTGCTATCCTCTTATGAATCTATTGCTACTGTAAATGTTGGCTCAGGTGGAGTTTCTTCTGTTTCGTTCTCATCAATCCCTAGCACTTACAAGCATCTCCAAATTCGTGGTATTGTCAGAAGCGATAGAGTAAATTCAGTTGAAGGATTTAATTATCAACTTAATGGAGTAAGCAGCAGCAGTTATTATTACCACAGACTTTACGGAGATGGCTCAGCCGCAGCAGCTGATAACGCAGGTGGTCTAGGTACTGGAAATTCTACAGGACAAATTCCAGCTTCTACTGCAACTGCTAATGTTTTTGGCGTAATGGTTATGGATATTTTAGATTATCAAAATACAAATAAATACAAAACTACTAGAAGTTTATTAGGTTTTGATAGCAACGGAAGCGGTACTATCTGGTTTGCAAGCGGACTTTATTCAGCCAATACAAATGCCATTTCTTCCATTTCTTTTTACGGTTCATCTACTTCAAATATTTCTCAATACTCATCATTCGCGCTCTACGGGATTAAGGGGTAAATCAGATGGCAGCAGGTTCAACTCAGCTTGAAAGAATTGTTGACCGTTTTGTTAAGCAGCCTAATGGTTGCTGGCATCACCCATCAAAACCAAACGATAAAGGCTATGGAGTAACTCGTGTTGGCTGGCCTGTAACTAAAGGTGAAAAGTTACACCGCCTATCTTGGATGTACTTCAATGGTGATATCCCAGAGGGAATGGTTATTGACCATCTATGCCACAATCCAAATATCTGTGAAGGTGGCAACACTTGCGAACACCGCAGGTGTGTAAACGCTGAGCACTTGCAGTTAATTCCTGCATCAGAGAACAACGCAAAGACAGTTCGAGTATTAAAGTTTAGAACTCACTGCAAGAACGGACATAAATTGGAAAACAATATATACGTATATGCAAATGGTAAGCGCAGAGGTTGCGCTACCTGTATGAACAGAACAGTAAAGGTGGGAATCTGATGGCCGCGGGCAGCACCTACAGTCCGATTGCAACTATTACTCTTGGAAGTTCAGCAGCAACCATTGATTTCACTTCAATCAGTGGAAGTTATACCGATTTAGTTCTTGTAATATCTGGTGTTTCAAGTAGCGGCAATAACATCTTTACACGGTTCAATTCTAATACAGCGAGCAATTATTCAGTAACTCGCCTATCTGGTAGCGGTACTGCTGCATTAAGTGACAGAGAATCTAATCAGACTTATATGACCATAAGTAATTACGGCTGGCCTACAACAACATCAGGCGAGCAAAACACTATTATGCAGATTATGAACTACAGTAACGCGACAACAAATAAGACGGTTTTAGTGCGTTCTAATAGAGCATCGAACGGAGTAGATGCCATCGTTGGTTTGTGGCGACAAACGGCTGCAATTACAAGTATCTCTTTATCAACTAATGGCTTCAGCGGGGCATCAGGTTGGTCTGCTGGAACAACAGTAACCCTCTACGGAATAGCCGCGGCTTAAGGAGCAACTATGGCAAACACTTTTGAACTTATTGCTGCATACACAGCAAGTGGGTCAGTTTCATCTATTGACTTTACTTCAATTCCAAGCACTTACACCGACCTATGTTTAAAAATGTCTTTAAGAACGGATAGGTCAGCAGTTCCAGACCAAGCAAAAATTACCTTCAATGGCAGCACTACAAGC